CTCCGGCGAGAACGGCGTCACGGTAGAGTTTGGGAAGAACTCAAGAGGATTGTTGAGAACATCGTTAAAGGCAGCCTCGAATCCCGTGCTCAGATAAGGCTGCAAGCCACTCCAGGGAGATGTGCTGGTGGTCGTGTCGCTGCTGCCCTTACCCATCAATCAGATCCTTTTCCATGTCGATGGTCGTTTCCTTCCAGCCAAGCATACGAGACCAGCCGCGACGGCCGGATATTTCGATCTTGGTGCATCCTTGGCGCTTGGCCCAGGCTTCTACGTCGGACCACAGATGGACCCAATCCCGCATGTCGTTCCCGCCGATTAAAAGGACCGCAAGGGTGCGAAGCCCGGTCGGGTAACCTCGGAACTCGGTCACCCCGGCAGCCAGGATGGTCTCATTTCTCAACAGCCAAAGCTGATACTGCGCCAAGGCGAGACCGGAGAAGACCGTCCTGGCGCTCATACGTCCACCCGTCAAATCGATAGCCGGTTCCAGTAGAGGACGCACTTCGGCCCAGAGGTCCGGCACGTTCCCCGGAGGAACGATCTCAGCCGAGCACGGTTGACAGAGTGTTTGCTTTTCGCTATCAGTTGAGCATGAAAACAAAAATCATCTCCGGCCGACGATACGAACGCCACGGCATGTCAGGAACGCGGACCTATCGTATTTGGACCGCTATGAAAACCCGATGTTACAACCCAAATGCAAAAACATATAAAGCCTACGGTGCTAGAGGTATTTCTGTTTGCCCCCGCTGGCAAAAGTTTGGAGGCTTCTTTGCCGACATGGGAGAATGCCCACCTGGAAAAAGCATCGACCGAATCGACGGTTTGGGAGATTATTGCCCAGCAAATTGCCGATGGGCAACTGCCGAACAACAGGCAGCCAACAGTTCAAGGCCAGTCCTCTATACCCACGACGGGGAAACAATGAACATTTCCCAATGGGCAAGACACCTTGGTATTGCCCCGACAACTCTTATCAGCCGTTTCAAAACATGGCCCGTTGATCTGGCGCTCTCCACGGGCAAAACCAACCGTTGGTCTAGCCCAATACAACATAGGTGAAGGTTCTATCGATTTGAGCATTGTTGGCATGTGTGATCGTCGCCGTTTTCTGTCCTCGTGAAGATACGTACATCGTCGCTAGTTCCGTAGCGGCGTTCGCTGTCGTCGGCGTGAACCCGATGAAACTTTCAGGACCGATGTCGATGTTGCTAAGGGTCGTGGTCGCCTGGTTCGCCGTCAGCGTAACCTCGCCACGGGAATTGACCTTGCCGTTCCTCAGCTCGTTGATCGCGTTCGCCAGCATCCGGCGATGCTCGGCTTCATCGTTCCAATCGACGGGGACCGGATCGTATCCGCCCGTCAGCGCACGAGGAGAGACAATTGCCATGACTATCCTATCTGCGACATGATGTCGCTTTTAGAACATTTAACCAAAAACACCCCAAATTCTGTCGCAAATAGGACGAAAATGGCCGCTCTCACGCTTGACAGCTTTTTTTGCCCCTATCAGACTCACGCGCGCGGCGTTGTTAAACAACTAACCAAAAGCTGCTCAGCAAGGAAAACAACGAAGATTAACCAACGTGCTCATCAGGCTTTTTGCTGAGAAATCCATCTAACGGAGGAAACGATGAAAAGTATCCTTTTTGCGACAATCACATTCCTTACCTTGGCAGCGCAGCCGGCCCTTGCCAGAGAAAGGTGCGGGCCGTGGGTTCTCACCACGCTTCACTATTCGTCCCTTAGCGGGGTGCACCAACGAATCGACAAGCCGTGCTTCAAGAGCCTTGAGGCTTGTCAGAGGACCAGAGACGAGTTTTCGGAATCCTTCTCGGTGATGCTTGCCGATCCTGAAGCCGAGGCGAATTCAGCAATTCCCTTTCAAACATTTGCCTGGACCCATGGCGCCAAATCGTGGTGCTGGCTTTCTACCTCCGGCCAGAAGGTGAATAGGTAATTTCGAGACCTTGGGCATAGGTCCAGACCTCACCAACCTGGGTTTGAAGTATGAAAGTATGGTAGCGCCCATTGCTGCGTAATGTCGTATCGCCATCGGCGTTGATGGTCGCTTGTCCGACTGACGTTAGGACGTCCTGCTGACGAGCCCGGTTGAGATAAAACACGGTCGCACCAGAGGAATCCGTGCCGTCGATCAGCGGGCGGACGGACGTGACAATCGAGCGCTGTTCAGGAACGGGTTGAACCTCGGTAGACTGTATGAAGGCAGCCAGGTTGTCTCCGGTGAAGTAAGCCAGCTTGTCGTCGGCATCCATTGCGGCAAAACGCACCTTCCCGCCCTTCCATGCATCGGAGTCGAAGCTTTCCGTGAACCCCGTGTCGATATTGGTGGAGATTACGTCCAAGCCGTCCAGGGTGAAGCCTTGGGTCTGCACGCGGACAAGACGCTTCAGGTTGATTACAATCTGTGCCCAACGCCGGTTGACCCAGTTGTAGATATACATCCTGTTGACCGTCGTCCCGGTTAACGGAAAGGCCCAGGCAACCAATTTGTTCACAGGATCGATTGCGGCCGAGACCTTTGACTTGTTGCCGGTGTCGAATAAGCTCCAGAACGTCCGGTCCACCTTATTAGCGCCTATCGGTACCGAGGCGGACCCGTTGAATTCATAGAAGCCTTCCTCCGAGATGTAGAAGATGCTGCGGCCGTGCCCGATAACGGAATTCGGGATCGGTGTCCCTCGTTTCCTGTCAACGGGGAAGAACTGGAACATCAGAGGCCAGCCAACGTACTCCATCCTGGATATCTGTCTTTCCTGGAAGATCACCCCGTACTCTGTTCCTCCAACAACCCGTTGCACCCATCCACCTTCGGGCATGGTCTGATAATCGCTCTGGGTCGTCGCATCGGGGTCGAAGTCCGTCGCGTCGTTAATGGCAGACCACCAGACCCGGTTGGGAACATGGCCGTCCGTGGTGTCGTTCGTGTTCCCCAGGACCAGGAAGTCTCTCACCGTATCGAGATGTTTGGCCTTCGGCTTGTTCGTTGAGGTGATGAGGTCCGCAAAGGCACCGGCCGCTCCGCCGCCGGTCGCTATGAATTGAACCGGGTCCGTGAAGTTCGTCGCGACAATATCGGTGCCAAATTGAGCGAACTCCCACACATCGTCGGACGCGGTGGAATATCCACCGCCCTTTGATTCGTCCGTCCAAGTCAGGTCCAGCATCTCATAGAGCGCCGAGGCATCCCCGGCGTAGACAAAGATGTTGTTTGCCGAGTCCGTTGCCGAGAAGGCGCTTAGGGCGGCCCCTGCTAGCGCATTCGTTTGAGCCGCCAATCCAGGAAACGGCCGATAACCACGAAGGTCGGGAATGGCGTTCACCGCCTGCAAAACACCCGGGTTCTGAAAGTCCGGAAGGTCAGGCAACCACTCCCCAAAGGGGACAACCCTGGTCTTCTTCTGCTTCAGAGCAGGCTGAATTCTGGAAAGCCGCTGAGAAAGGGAAGTCACCGCTGCTGCCTCACATCTATCTGAACGTCGGACCTGGAAACCAGAGGCGCCCCGGTATAGCGGTCGCGCTTGTTGGCCTCGTGGACCTTCTCCGCAAGATCGTCGTATCTCACGGCCCAAGTCATCAGACGGCTGTCATCCTCAAGGAAGGGCGCGGCCTCCAGAAGCGCCCCGAAGAGCAGAAGTCCGCGAGCATTCGTCAAAAGCCAGTTCGTATCGGTATCCCCTGAGAGGGTCGTGAATCTCTGAAGATAGAGCAGCTTGCCTGTGTAGGTCGTGTCGGGAGAGGGGCCAAATACAAGGTTCTCGCCCTCGATGGTAAACCATTGCGGCTGTGCCGTCTGCGTGGCGAGGTTGCGTATCCAGAAATTCTCGGGTGCCAGGAACTCGACGCGCTTGAGGGGCGTTCCTTCGAGATAAAGTCGTCTGGCTCCGATGAAGCCCGTTGGGAGAGCAACCGTCTGGGCGCTGATGGTCAGGTCCGCCGAGGTCTCCATGGCACGGATGCGCACCCGTTTGTCTTGGGCAATCGTGTCCTCGGCCATGGAAATGAACTCTGGGATACGGTCGGTGAGGTCGTCCCTATCCAGCCAATTCGCCACCGCTGTTTTGAGTTCGCCGTAGTTAGTTATAGCCATCCGTACCTCTTGCGGTAGCTGACGGGCTCGCCAAGGAACTTATCATCGGGACGGAACCTCAACAGAGCGGAGAAGTCGTTGACCCTTACGTGAATACCTCTGCCCCTCGCGAAGCCAATCAGATATTCCATGTTGTCCCTCTGGTGCGTGTAGCTGTCGGTTTCGTCCTTCAGGTCGATCCCCCAAAGACCGATCTCGTCAACCTCTTCGTAAATTGCCAAAGCTATCCAATAGGCTGGCGATGAGCCGAAATAATCTCCTATCTCTCCGGCGACCTGCCAGAGGGGATATTCCACAGCCTTGGGGATCTCGATATGGCGGCGCTGCATGTAGCAAGGAACGTCCGCAGCGTTGATCTTCTCGATGTAGTCTTCCCCATAAGGCTTCTTTGACCGCTTTTCCCATAACTCCCTGTCGTGGATCTCCAGGATGCGGTCGTACCGAGGCGCCCATGCGTCCCAGGCAAGACCCCAAGTCTCCCATTTCTCATACGGCACCTCGTCGTGAGATGGTCCGAGGGCAACAATAGCTACTCGCCGAGACATCCGTCGAAACCATCCTTCACATCCATTGGAAAGAACCTTGCCAGGCGTGCGATATCCCCATGATCCATGATGATGTTCGGTAGATCGATGGTGCGTTTCGTAAGCACGGCAGAGATATTATAGCCGTAAACCATCACCAAGGCTTTCGAGCAATCGAAGCGGGCAAGAACGAGATTGTAGAGCAGAAGCCCAGGATTCCACAGACTGACGTGCCCGCCGACAATCTCGTCTTTTCTCGGAGGGACCGTTATCGCCAGCAAGCCACCTTCCTTTAGATCCTGCCTTGCCTTGTCAAGAAACCAGCCGACGTTCCGCTGGTGCTCCATGACATGAGAGGCCCAGATACAATCGAACGGCTCCTTGAAGAACGTCCCCAGATAATCCCCCTGGAAGTCCGCCGAGTGGGTCAGATCAACCGTCGTCACGTCATAACAACGACGAAAGCCCTCGGCATGTTCACCCTTCCCGGACCCGATATCCAATAGAGTGGACCCCTTCGGGAGGATGGATAGAACTTCGTGATAAGCGGCCTCGGCCCACATCAGAAGATCCCTGGACTGGTCCTCAGAAACCTGTTGTCGGGGTCGTTGAGCTTCCGTCTGAGATACTTCTGCTTTTCGTGCTTCGGCAGAGCAAGGAAGTTCACGCCATCCTCTTTCATCCACTGCTGAACGACAACCAGGGGAATCGAGGCAATCCGCTTCAGGGTCCGGTCCTCGTTATAACCGTCATTGATCGTCTGGGCAGCCTTGTTCGCCTCCAGGATCGGTTCAACGTCCTGGCCCACGGAGACGGTGGTCGTCTCTCCGTCTTCATCGTAATGAAAGGTGGAGACGACCCCGCCATCCGCGTCGAGCAGTCGCTTCACGGCTTGGCAGCCTGAACCACAATGCCGGTCTGAAGCGCATTCGGAAAGATGTAGGCCAGCTCACCGTCCGCGTTTCGAAGGGCGAGATAGACTATATCCGTATCCGTGGTGCCCCGGCCCACCTCGAACATGGGCTCGGTGCCCGTGCCATCGGTGAGCTGCACCGTGTTGTCATCGACCTGTTTGAGATTCCAGCCCATGCTGTTCTCCAAAAAAGAGGGGGCCGAAGCCCCCATGGTTTATGCAGTCAGGGTATCGAAGACCGCGCCGGATGCCTTCTCGTTTCTTGATTCCAAG